GGTTACATACGTCTCAAGAAGATGGGCGTTTCAGGCACCGGTACCGGAGCATCCGCTGGTTCCGGAACGGTAAGCCTGAAGAAGATGGGGATCGCCGGGATCGGCGGCACGCAAACTGCTGTCTTCGCTTCCGTTTCCATGAAGAAGATGGGCATCGCTGCTGCCGGCGCTGGACAGGCTATCGCGTCCTCCGCTGTCAAGCTGAAGAAGATGTCCGTCTTCGGTTCCGGCGAGAAGCTCATCTTTGCCAGTGTGACTATCTCTCTCAAGAAGATGGGCATCTCTGGGATCGGCGGTACGCAAACTGCCGGTTTTGGTGCCATCCGCATGAAGAAGATGGGCGTAGCTGGATCTGGTGCCGGACGTTCCGACGTCACCGGCAGTGTCGGCATGAAGAAGATGTCGATCTACGGATCCGCCCAGAAGGTCAACTATGTCCAGAGTGCGGTGAGCCTCAAGAAGATGGGGATTGCCGGCTCCGGTATCGGAAGAGCCGTCGCTACAGGTGCAGTCCGCCTGCACAAGATGACAATCCTCGGTGCTGGCCAAGACATGGCCGTGATCACTGGCAATGTCCGTCTGAAGAAGATGCAAGTCACTAGTTCCGGTGAAGGATTCTCCGACGCCGTGATCACTGTGTCTACAGTCAAAATGGCTATACGCGGAAGAGGAGGAGAGGTCATCGTGCCTGTCCATCCCCGCGACAAGCTGTTCATCTTCTCTCCACTGTAACAAGCTTCGCCGCCGTTCCCGCTGCGGTGACGATAGGTCCCCTTCGGGGGACGAGTCCATTCCACAAGGAGGTGGAACCATACCCTTACGAGCAAGACCGTTCTTCATTCTAGTGGGAAGTACGCAATCAACAAGGAGTACAAAGAAAGTGAAGAAGATCCTACTCGCAACCGCAGCGGCAATGACCATGGGTTTGTCGATCGCTACGGCTGCGACGGCATCCGCTGGCGTAACCCCGTCGCCGGTGCCGACGCAGCTCGGCGGAACGAACCACACGTGTGAGGCGGTGCCGATCAACGGCTCGTCGCCCACGGTCAACCCGCAGTTCGGGCGCAACTGCGACCCGCGGCCGGTGCCGGTGCAGCAGAACTGCGCTCGGCAGATCCGGATCGTTCCGCGGGACGTGCCCTCGTCCGAGCCGACGTACGCGCTCTCAGCGAAAATCACGCACCTCGGCAACCACCCCGCGCCGCAGCCCACCCCCACCGTCAACCCGCAGGCGCGCTGCCGGCCGGAGCACTTCGACATCGCTCAGGCGTGGACTGGTCCGCGTCTCGGGGTTGTCATCGCCAACTACGCTCAGGCGATCGGCCCGGTCAACGGCGTCGGCACTGACACCCAGCTGTCCAACACGCGTGACCGGCTCAACCTGGGCAGCGGGCGCGTCGTTCTCGATCACACCGGGATCGCCAACCCGATCGTCAACACCAGCAACTGCACCGCGAGCCTGCTTCAGTTCGGCGTGTGGCGCTTCAACGGCGGCACCGGCCTGAACCTGCACGCAGTCGGCAACGGTACCTACCGGCTGGCTCTGCTGGCGCACTTCCCGAACATCCGCGGCGTGTGCTCGCTCGGTCTGATCAGCGGGAACCCGCTGCTGCAGCACCGGGTCAGCCCGGACTTCCTGTCCGTCGGCGTCCACGGTGACGGCCTGGCTCGCAGGTAATTTGCGTCCAGGTAACACCTGAGTAGTTGAGAATCCTCCGGGGGCGCTGTCCTCACTTGATCGATGTGGCGTCTGTGCCGTCAAGCCAGGCAAGCCATCGCAGTCGAGGCGGCGCTCCCGGAGGTCATATTTCGCCTCCCGAGAGGAGCGTTGGTGACTACTCCTACTATTGAAGAGCGCTACACGGAGGTCGATGCGTTCCTCGCTCACTTCGGCGTCAAGGGGATGCACTGGGGCCAGCGGCATTCCAAGAAGCAGCTAGAGGAAAAGGCCGCCACGCATGAGGCGATCGTGAAGGCTCATATCCTGGCTGCTGCGCATGCCCAGAAGGAACACGAAGATCTGAACACGAAGGGCGTGCATTCTGCCCCGTTCAAGCGTGTTTACGGCGAGAACTCGTCTCAGATGAATGACTGGCAGTTCTACGCCCGGTATGGCGGAAGCAAAGCCGAAGCCCTGGGGGAGACGAGCAACAATCTTCGCCGGCTCCATAACCAGCACATCAGGTCGGCAAACCGTCATGCAGCTAAGGCGGCCACTCTTCGGGCTCACGCGGCCAAGATCCAGCATGACGATCTCGGAGAGTTCCTGGCCCATTATGGCGTCCTCGGGATGAAGTGGGGAGTTCGCAGGAGACATCCAAGTTCCTCCCCTGGATCGACCCGACCGCCTTCCTCAGTCGCCGGCCCGCACAACCATCCTTCACTCACGGCTCCCAGGCCTCATGTTTCTCCGGAGGCAGGTCGAGCCGCAGAACTTCACTCCCTCGCCAGGAGGCACGGGAGTCACAACCTGTCCAACGAGGAACTCAAAGCCCTTGTGGCTCGCATGAACCTGGAGGATCAGTACGGCCGGCTCGACCAGAAGAAGGTTTCCACCGGTAAGAAGATCGCTCTCGGGGTTCTTATCGCCACTGGTGCAGTCGCCGGCGGTATCGCCAAGCAGACGGCGACATCCTTCGGGTCGAAGTACGCAGCCAAGGGACTCGAAGAACTGATCAAGAAGGCGGCAGTGAAGAAATGATGCCCAAAATGGCCGCGCCTCAGCCAGGAGATTTCATCCTGACCAACATCGCCGGCCGGGGTGGTCGTCTCATCGCGATCATGCAGTTCCTCAACGGCACCGGCTTCAGCAAGTACGAACACGTCGCTCTCTGCGTTGGCGAAGGCCGCATCATCGAGATGACTGGTGGTGGTATCCACGAGGACAGTCTCGACAAGTATCGGAACATTCCGCATCGCCTGTCGACAGGTCTGATCGACCTGACCGGCAAGGAGCGTTCCGAGATCGTGCTGGCCGGTAGACGATATTTGGCTGCAAAGATCGGGTATTCGTGGCCAGATTACGGCGCCCTTGTCCTGCGCCGTTTTCATATCCCCGCTCCGCATCTCAAGGCTTACATAGAATCTACCGGCCACATGATCTGTTCTCAGCTCGTCGCCGCCTGCTATCGTGATGGCGGTCATCCGCTCTATGATCACTGGACTGGCTACGTCACTCCAGGAGATCTCGATCAGCTGCTAGACACAGCGTAAGGAGAAGCCATGCCCCCGAACAAGCCCCCGTCGCCCCCGGCGGAAAAGGACCCGCTGGAGTTCGCCGCCAAGGTATCCAAGTGGCTGGACGACGTTTCGGAGAAGATCGCCGAGTTCAAGGAGGAGCTGGGCACGCCTGCTCTCGCGATCGACGCTGATCTTCTGAGCGATCTCCGGCAGATGGCCCGGATAGTCGACGGGACCCGAGGGGATCTGAGAGCTCAGCTCCCCGCGGAGTAACGTTCGTCGTCAAGAAGGGTCGACATGGGTCTTTCGAACACGGCTACGCCGATCTATTACGGCGCCTTCCGTGCTGCTGTTCTCCGAGGCGAGATACCGGTTAACCGGGAAATCTCGATGGAGATGAACCGCATCGACGCGCTCATCCTCGACCGTAACTTCTACTATGACGATGGCGCGATCGAAGGGTTTGTCAAGTACTGCGAGAACGAGCTAACGCTGACAGATGGTAGCGACTTCCATCTGCTGCCGAGCTTCAAGTTGTGGGCCGAGGCGCTCCTTGCTTGGTTTTATTTCATCGAGCGGAGCGTCTACGTCCCTAATCCTGATGGTCACGGCGGTAAGTACGTCCGTAAGATCATCAAGAAGCGGCTGGTTAACAAGCAGTACATAATCTGTGCTCGCGGGTCGGCGAAATCGATGTACGATGAGTGCATCCAGAGTTACTTTCTCAACGTGGATGTTTCTACGACACATCAGATCACAACCGCACCGACGATGAAGCAAGCCGAAGAGGTGATGTCTCCGTTCCGGACGGCTATCACTAGGGCAAGAGGACCGCTCTTTGAATTCCTCACCGAAGGCTCACTTCAGAACACCACAGGTTCCAGGGCTAACCGAGTCAAGCTGGCATCGACCAAGAAGGGGATCGAGAACTTCCTCACAGGATCGCTACTTGAGATCCGGCCGATGTCGGTGGCCAAACTACAGGGGCTTCGACCAAAGGTGTCGACGGTTGACGAGTGGCTGTCGACTGACATCCGTGAGGACGTCATCGGTGCTCTTGAGCAAGGAGCGTCGAAGCTTCCGGACTATCTCATTGTCGCTACGAGCTCCGAGGGTACCGTCCGTAACGGCAGCGGCGACACAATCAAAATGGAGTTGCAAGACATCCTCCGAGGGGACTATCCCAACCCTCATGTCTCGATCTGGCATTACAAACTGGACGAGATCGAGGAAGTCGCCGATCCAGCTATGTGGCCGAAGGCCAATCCGAACATAGGACTGACGGTCAGCTATGAAACTTATCAGCTGGATGTCGAGAGAGCCGAGAAAGCGCCGTCTACTCGTAATGATATTCTGGCGAAGCGGTTCGGGATTCCGATGGAGGGTTACACGTATTTCTTCACGTACGAGGAAACCCTTCCGCATCGTACTCACGAGTTCTGGCGGATGCCTTGTGCTATGGGCGCCGACCTTTCTCAAGGAGACGACTTCTGTGCGTTTACGTTCCTCTTCCCGATGTCGAACGGAGCGTTTGGAGTCAAGACCAGGAGCTACATCTCGAACCTGACGATGATGAAGCTTCCCGGAGCTATGCGGCAGAAGTACGACGAGTTCATTACCGAAGGCAGCCTTCATGTCCTTGAGGGCGCAATCCTCGACATGATGGAGGTCTATGACGATCTTGATCGGTTCATCCTGGCCAACGAGTACGACGTCCGGGCGTTCGGGTTCGACCCATACAACGCCAAAGAATTCGTGCTTCGCTGGGAATCCGAGAACGGGCCTTTCGGTATCGAGAAGGTCATTCAAGGAGCCAGAACCGAGTCGGTTCCTCTAGGCGAACTTAAGACGCTATCCGAAGAGCGGATGCTCATCTTCGATCAGGCACTCATGACCTTTGCAATGGGGAATGCGATCACCATCGAGGATACGAATGGCAACCGTAAGCTTCTGAAGAAGCGTCACCAGGAGAAGATCGACAACGTCTCGGCTATGATGGATGCGTTCGTGGCATACAAGCTCAACAAAGATTCCTTCGAGTAGGAAGGGAGGACATGGCCAGATCTAGAAGGAAGTTCAGAGAGAGCCTGAAGCACGCCTGGAACGTGTTCTGGTACGAAGAGATGCATTGGCAGGATCGGCCAGTAGAGGACCTAGGCGCTTCATATTCTTGGCGTCCCGATCGCGTTCGCTACAGGTATGCGGGCGAGAAGACGATCATTTCCTCGGTTTATACCCGCCTCGCGATCGACGTGACCTCCGTTCCTATATTTCACGCTCGTCTGGATGACAACGGTCAGTACCAGGAGGAGATCGACAGCGGAATCAACGAATGCCTGACGGTGGAAGCAAACGTCGATCAGGCAGCGACTGCGTTCCGCCAAGACATCGTTCAGTCGCTCTTCGACTGGGGTGTCGTCGCGATTCTTCCCGTTGAGACAACGTTGAATCCGCTGGTGACTGGCGGGTACGACGTTACCAACATGCGTGTCGGGAGAATCACGGGCTGGTATCCAAAACACGTGAAGGTTCAGGCGTACGATGAGCGGAAGGGGCTCCAGGAAGAGGTCACGGTCCCCAAGGCGATGTGCGCCATCATCGAGAATCCTCTCTACACGGTGATGAACGAGCCAAGCTCGACTCTTCAGCGTCTTCTCAGGAAGCTCGCGCTTCTTGATGCTGTCGATGAGCAGAGCGCCTCCGGCAAGCTGGACATCATCATTCAACTGCCTTACGTCATCAAGACGCCGGCACGGAGACAGGAAGCGCAGAAGCGGCTCGAGGAGATCGAATTCCAGCTCAAGGGGTCGCAGTACGGAATCGCCTATACGGATGGCACTGAGAAGATTGTCCAGCTGAACCGACCGGCTGAGAACAATCTGATGGATCAGATCGAGTATCTTACCAAGATGCTCTATTCTCAGCTCGGCATCACCGAAGAGGTGATGAACGGGACCGCCAACGAAGAGGCAATGATCAACTACTTCAACCGGTCGATCGAGCCGATTCTTACCGCGATCACGGAAGCAATGGCAAGGGTCTTCCTCACGAAGACAGCACGGTCGCAGGGCCAGTCGATCATCTTCCTTCGTAACCCGTTCAAGCTTGTACCGATCAAGGATCTTGCAGAGATCGTCGACAAGTTTACGAGGAACGAGGTCGCTTCGTCCAACGACATGCGGGCTGTCATCGGCTGGAAGCCGTCCAAGGATCCAAATGCCGACAAGCTTCTCAACAAGAACCTCCCGGCTCCTGTTCCTCCGCCGAGGCCGGCTCGAAAGCCGAACCTTGCTCTGATGCCGATGAGGCCGCAGGTACCAACGACACCTCAAGGAGTAAGCAGTCAAAATGGAACCTGATTTCACTGGTTACGCTACCAGGAGCGGCGTCAGGTGCTCTGACGGCCGAACCATCAAGGCGCACGCGTTCAAGGGCAACGACGGCACTACCGTTCCGCTCGTGTGGCAGCACCAACACGATTCCCCTGACAACATCCTGGGCCATGTCGTTCTGCACAACAGGGACGACGGAGTCTACGGCGAGGGGTTCTTCAACGACACGCCGTTCGGCAAGCAGGCCAAAGCGCTCGTCATCCACAAGGACATCAAGGCGCTGTCGATCTTCGCCAATGGGCTCATCCAGCAGGCCATGGAGGTCGTTCACGGGGTCATTCGTGAGGTCAGCCTGGTTCTGGGCGGAGCCAACCCCGGCGCCTTCATCGACAACGTCAACCTTGCTCACGGTGATGGCTACACCCCGTTCGAGGACATGGCCATCATCTACACCGATGCCGAGATCACGGTCGGCCCGATTCAGCCTCCGGTCGCAGGGGCTCAGGTCCCGGCGGTCCAGCAGAAGCCGGCTCTGGCTCACGCGGTTAGCAACCTTCCCGTTCTCGCTCCGCCCGCGCAAGTCGCTCAGAACGCGCAGGGCGACTTGTCTCCTGAAGAGATGTTCAACACCTTCAGCGAGGCACAGCAGCAGTTCGTCTTCGCCCTCATCG